TTTGGGGACGGTACTTTTCAACCCAAATAAAATCACTCATAATAAAAATCAAAGTACTTTAATTCTAACAGATGCCAAAAGATCATCGTTACCAATTTTTCCAGATGGAAAAGAATTGAAAGATATAGTATATCTTTCATTACCTACATTAATCTCAGTCGCATGTCTAAGATTTGATGGGAACAAATAGAGAAACCCAGATTCTGGTTCAACTCTTTGAAGATTATAGCACTCATCATCATGATTTGGTGCTAACCACAAAGAAGAAATAGAAAGACTAGAAATGTCTTCAGCAAGTCCAACTGTCCATGGGTTTACTTTCCCAAATATAGTTCCAGAATTAGTTTGATTTGCATAAAAGATTCCACTAACAACCGAATTTGGATGAACATGTGGATGAATATATTCACTATCTTTATATTTGTTTGCCCAGCATTGTGTTATTTCAAGTGAATCACACTGATACTGGTTTTGTTCTTTTACAAATTGCAAACACGAATGAACCCATTCAAAAAACTTTTTATATTGAAATTTTTTATGAAGGGAGAAATTAGTAGTTTTGTATTTCGTATCTACAAAAATATACTCTTCTCTTTTTAAGAGATCTAAAATGTAATCTAAATTACCTGGATATTTAAATTTAAAAATTTGTGTTGGAAGAACTTCGATTATTTCATGGTCCATAATTAAACCCAATCAGGTTTACGGTCGGGAATACGAAGGTAGTTATCCTTCACCCACGGTTTAGATGCAATATACATCTTGTAGGCATCAAATGTCGAGATGCTTGTATCAAGTTTAAACGTATCTGGCATAGCACGAACAAATGGTGTCGGGTCTTTACCAGAACGTCCTGTAGGATCTGGACGTGGGAATAAACGTTTGGCAGTGGCAAGAGTATGTAAACAGGAATGAATCTTCTGATACCTGTTGGAATACTCTTCACATAATGCTAGACCATGATCAATCAACCACGACCAGTTGTGAACAAATTCACCTGCCCAGATAGTGCAGGGATGATTGCGGAATGCACCTTTCTCAGTTGAGTATGGAGTTCCATCTGCTTTAGGGATCGTACCAAAACCCCTACCCCACTTTTCAGATGCAACGATAGAAAGCATTTGGCAGCACTCTAGGGGCATCTTAACGATGTGCTTATCAGGGAGCACTCGTGCTGAAAGGACTGGGGAAGGGTCGGTAACGAAGATGTTCATTCTAAAGGTCGTCTAAATGATCTACTAACGATGCTCTCAGCATTGAACATCATCTTCATATATTCTACACCCTTTTTGGGTTTTGTATGATCCCCGCAGGTGAAAATGTCACACACTGCCATACCCAACTCTGGCCAAGTGTGAATGCTGATATGACTTTCAGCGAGCATTGCCACACAAGTGACACCCTGAGGTTCAAACTTGTGTGAGTTGAGTGATAATAAAGTTGATTTACATTTGACTGATGCCTGGTAAACAACATCCCTTACAAACCTTTCGTCATCTAAGAACGATTTGTTACACTCTTTGAGTGTAAAGAGAATGTGTTTCATCAACCGAAAGTAGAATCAGGTTCCAGAGCAATATAGTATCTAAGATTATATTGGGTATTAGTAAACTGAGACAAAAGTTTAGAAGAAACTACAACATCATAGGCACCAGGAATAATCTTGATGTTTTCTACCTTGAAGTTGAAAGTAAACTCTTGATCAGTCTCACCCACAACGATAGCATACTCGTTAGAAGTGTCGTTCTTCTTATCACGAACCACCAGTTTGATGACACCTGCTTCACCAACGGCAGAGAGATCAGGCAGTTGATAAACTTGCGCTGCCTTCACCAGTTTCTCCAAAGAAGTACTGTCCAGTTGGAAGCAGACATCTTGAGAAGGCAGATTGATTTCCTTCTCGGGAGGAGAGATGATAACGTTAGGATCTGCAAAGAAGTACTTCACTCGTCGTTTACCTTCCTTGATGCTCAGATAGGAATCTTCAACAAAATCAAGATCTGGATCTTGATGAAGACTCAGACCATTCAGAAACTGGTTGAGGTCATAGATTGCAAAGTCACGGGGAAACTCTTCTTTGATTTCTGCTTCTGCCAAAATGTTCTTAGCAACAGAAATAGTACGAAGACGGTTACCCTCTTTTACAAGAATAGAGTTATTGATTCCAGCAAAATTTTTAAGAAGAGCAACAGTATTATCAGACAGTTTCATAGTTTTAGATTTCAGTTTCATTTGGGTCATTGAGGGTAAGTTTCACGCTGTGCGTTCTTATCATTGAAATGCAGAAGAAGAACAGCATAATGCAGAATCTTCATAATGTCACGACGAGCAGTGCCTTTCTTATCATATCGAGAGGCATACTTAAGAATGTTGGATCGACAGAATGCTTCACCGTCACCACAAGCTTCAATCAGATCAAGAGTTTGGATCTTATCATCACCAGCAGAATAGTGCTGGTTATAAGTGCCACGGATGTATTCAAGAAGCTCTTTCACGATTTCTTCTTCATTATACTTCCAAGGAGTTGCTGGAGAAGGTTTAATAATATCGTCACTCATGTTGAGATTAAAAGTAATGTGATCGTCTCCCATTCCACCACGGACATGGGATCCAGTAAATTCATTCATCGAATAGGGGTACTCGTCCATTTTCAGTTCATCATAAAGTTGGGTTTACGTCTGATAATTATACCAGAAAGAAATATGGGGGTCAAGCATATGAAAATAGAAAATCAGAAACAAATGATTCTGATTTTTCTTTACCAAACTTGCTAGTAATATATCCACTTACAGGGTCTAGACGTTTCATATATTTGTCAAAATCACTGTAGGTAGATTGAACAGAGTATCCAAAGGGTTTTTTATTTTCTAACATCTCTTTAAAAATGTTTAAATAATTTTCAAAGTCATCTAGATAATCATTAACCTGATCTATAGTGCATTTACGCACGAAAATATTTTCAGAGAAATGATTTCCTGGTTCAAAGAACCTATAGTCTCCTTCTGCTTTTGGAAGATCTGGATGAGAGAAAAGATAATTCTCTCTAGGGTGCTGAAAGTCAAAAACAATAATAACCTTCTTATCGAAGAACTTCATCAAGTCCATTCCAAAACAAGGTAAGTCTTGACCAGTCTTTGGGTACAAAATATTATTATAGATAGATGTTTTTTCATCCCATATTATTCCCTCTCTTGACTTAATGATGTACTCAGACCTGTAGTACTTAGCAGAAAGAAAAGCACCATTTTCTTCCCAGTCTGCCCAAGTACTTTGATACTTTAAGTCAGGAAATTTTTCAAAAATTAGAGACCTGTAATTATTCCAGGGGAAGTTGGAAATCTGCATCGACTTTATCGTAGAGTTCAATAAAAGATTGTTTTGTTTCGTCATCGAAACGATTGACGCAAACTTGGATTGCTTTAGCCTTATCACCAAAGATGCTGTAAGCACGGATGATATGAACCAGACGGCGGGTGCTAATGATTTCCTCAATGCCACCATCATAGAAGGTCTTACGAATAATGTCTGCCCAGTCTACCAAACGCTTACAGAAGTCACGATCTTCTACACCAAGGTCTAGAGCAATACCTTCTAGGATCTTTTGCTCAGTGGCAGGGGCAGGGTAAGATTGCTCGAAGGTCACAGGGAAACGCTCAAGGAATGCTTCGTTCAGCACATTGGTGCCGATGAAACGACCGTCATCAGAACCCTTGCCCTTGGTATTAGCAGTAGCGATGACGTTAAAACCAGCAGCAGGTTTCACCCATCGTCCAATCTTTTTCAGAAACACGCCCTTACCTTCAAGGATGGATTGGAGACAGAGGATTTTGTTAGAAGCAAGGTCAATTTCATCGAGTAGCAGGATTGCTCCTCGTTCGAGTGCTTCAATGACAGGTCCATTATGCCAAGCAGTGTTGCCATCCACAAGGCGAAAACCGCCAATAAGATCGTCTTCATCAGTTTCAATAGTAATATTTACACGGATCAGTTCACGACCCAGCTGAGCACAAGCTTGTTCAACTCCGAAAGTTTTCCCGTTACCGCTAAGACCAGTGATAAAGGTAGGGTAAAACAAACGACTGGAAACAATCTTTTTGATATCATTAAAATTACCAAACTTGACAAAGGTACCATCTTTTGAGGGAATAAGGTTTTGTTCAATGGAAGGAATATTGATAGGTGCTTTTACAGTTTGCTCAAGTTGCTCTCGTGCCTCTTGAATGGTCAGGTTCCACTTACCACGACCAGTTTTGTACTGATCTATTTTCTTAGTAACAGTCTGATAATTTGAACCATTCATAGCACACCATCCACGAATATCAGCAGCAGTAACAGACTCACCGTAAACTGCCTGAAGAGAAGTGATGATGTAATCAGAAGAAATGGACATTGAGTGGTTTGTTTGAACTGAAGTTATTATATACGGAAAAGGGGGTCGAAATGACCCCCAGTGGAC